AAGGTTCTATGCACTCTACTTCTTTAAAACAATCTACTTTGTCCCATCCAGTTTTTGCCCAGAAATTTTCCATAGCAGGAAACGATGCAATAAGATATCCATTAGGTTTCAGACTCTTTACAATTGCAGGTACACATTCAGCGGTCAACAAACCAAATGCAAATACACCACACATGAAAATTACATCATAGGTCTTAGGTAGTTCACTATAACATATGTCGTGTTGAGTCACACTCTTATAGAACGGACGTGATTGATTACACATGGTTTCGGAGATGTCATACGCATCCCAAGGTGCAACACCATCCGGATAAAGTTCTTTTGCAAGTAGACCACTACCCTGTCCTATCTCAGCAACATCAAGTTTGTCAAGGTTGAGATCCAACCTGTTAACCAACTCTGCCATCTTTACATGACTGGCACTGTAGAATTGTTTGACGTTCTGTTCGTAGGATCCCCAGTTATCATAGAGAGATTGAATCTTCTCCATCTGAGGATGGATGTTCGCCTTCGCCTTTTTCTCCATGTAGGTTTCTTTTGGTAAGGATTGAATTGGAATGTGATTAGAATTTTCTCCGTGCATATTCCAATTGAATCCTATGATAATTTTTCTACCCGTAACAACAGGTGATCTGTGGGGTAACATAGAAGGGAACAGTACCACACTACCTACTGGCAACTGAAGACCACTACCAAATATCTGAGTCGCTTCTTCGGGTCTATTCAGATCAACCGTAATCACTCCAGTTAAATTTGCACCTGTGTGAGTATGTGATGGATAGTCACCACCCTCATTATATGCATGGAACCACATAGATTCGATATTGTAATTCTCGCATCCCCAAGTCCTACAGTAGTCTTTCAGTATAGGGTGGATCCTTTTCTTAACAAGCTTATAGTAAGGTTTTCTTTCTGGACGAAACTGAGACGGAGAGTCGCTGATATCGTAATCAGATTGTGCAGGCCAGTTACTACTAATAGTAACCGTATCTAAAAACTCTTCTCTAAACTCATCGAAGTTCTTTAAGTGGAATACCTGTATATAATTCATCTCATCATTTCTTTGGTCATGATATAGTCACGTACAAAGTCAGACCTCACAATGTCTGCCCAAGTGAATTCTACCATCGTAAATTTTTTCATCAATTCTAATATCGCAGTAAACTGATTTACTCCTGCTTTATCCTGCGTCTTAGTAAAGTCAGACTGGTAGTAATCACCACAGAAGATGATTCTACAATTATGTCCAACACGAGTAATTATACTATCTAGTTCGTGGAATGTCAAGTTCTGCATCTCATCTACGATGATGATTGAGTCACTGATCGTCGTTCCTCGAATGTGTGATGTGGATATGAAATCAATCACTCCGCACTTCGATAGTTTCTCGTATGCACCACGGTCTTCAAACAACTCAGTACATATCTGTCGATATGGCCCCGTGTATGCATCTATCTTTTCTTCGAGTGTGCCTGGCAGAAAACCGATCTCTCGTGTAGGTACGATGGATCTGACAATGGTAACGTTCTCGAAAGTATTGCCCTTGTCAAGGGCATCTTCTAGTGCAAGGTACATTGCAAGAAAGGTCTTACCTGATCCTGCAGTACCAGACATAACTATATGGTTACCTTCGTCCCATGCTTTGAAAACAACTTCCTGAGACATAGTAAGAGGTTCAATCGTCCGGAGATGATCGATCTTTAAAATCTGTGGTTTGGTCATTTGATTAGGTCTTAATCGTATTCCCTCTACCGGATCCTTTTTTGATTCGGTTAAGGTGGTCTTTCCATCCGTCACCTGCCGTACTCAATGTGGATTTACCGGCAGACACAAGAGCAGGGGTGCTCGTAAAGTGTCGGGTTAAATGTGGGTTATCCTTTAAGAAGTTATCGTAGTCTGCGATCTTTACATTCACTTCTATAACTTCATCGGTCTCTTTGTTTTTAAAATCATAAATCGGCATAATATGTCCTTTCCATACGACACCCCGCTGAGCGGGGTGAAGAGATATGGATCACCTACCTTAGTTGAGTCACTGTTTGGTCAACAATTGTTTGATTGAGAAACGCTTGTTTTTTCGTTAATTTGTAAACAAGATCGTCCCGGCCTTTTTTCTTCAACCGTTGGATATAGTGATCCAACTCATGACTATCCCTTTTAAGTCTTTCTAATTGTTTTTCTGACATCAACACCTCATATGCTTGTTAATCGGAATGGTTAGGTTTTTATTAGGTTTGGAAAGGTCTCCTCCGTTAGTTTTTTAGTTAAGTATTTCACTGGTGGTTGCTTATTCACCATTGACAAAACGAGTTCCGCATCTGCGGGATGGATTGCTTCCAACAATCGGATGAACATGTTCTCCCTTTTGTACGCTGGCAGGTTATCGCCGGGCCCGCCTTTCACAAAGTATCCAAACTCTTTGTGTTTTTTCAGTAGGGTAGAGGGAACAGATTCCTCCCGATTAGGAGTGAATGGGGGTTTTCCTTCGGGGAGAAGGAATTGTAGAGAGTCATCAAATGTGCCTCTCAGTATGTCTTTAAATGCAGGAACGTCTGCGTACTTCAATAGTACTTCCTTCCTTTTCGCTTTACTTGTTTGCTGTTCAAATTCGTCAAAGATCTCGAAGACCTGTTTCACAGTATAGTGTACCATATTCTTTCACCTTTAATGTATATAGGGTTTTGAGGTTGTCTAATGTATATATTCCTCAAATAAAATTAAAAAAAACCCACCACCCCGAAGGATGATGGGAAGGGGGGTTCATCAACTATCCATAGGAATCATCACCAATTTTCGTCTAGTCAACTTCCCATTCTATCACTTGATAGTTATTCATTCCGTTCGCTTCTGCATACTCTATCGCAGCTTCCTCACTCTCGAAACACAACTCAGGTAGGAACTCTCCGTTCTCCTCTAAGTAATAAACACAATCATCCACAACACACCTCTAAAAACTCACGCATACCAACTTCGGTAAAAATCCTTTCCTTCTTCCGCAGGACTCGCATATCGAACATCATCGATGTTGATCCCACGACCAGTGATTCGCTTCTTGAACTCTTGTCCAATGAACGCATCTTTGACAGGGACAACACGGTCACACATGAATCCCTCACTACCATCAATACTTTGAAGAGCAATCTCACGAAGGACAACACTCGCACCCTTCTTCTCAACTACTTGGTAGGCATCGACATTAGTCTGTTCCCAACCCCAAGAAGCAACAAAGATATCACCCTCTTTCACACTCTCCTGTGCCTTGACACGGGCAGCAGCACGAGCAATTTTGCGTTCCTCTTTGACTTTCTTCGCACGTTCAATACCCGCAAGAAACTCTTCAAGATACTGGTTCATTCGTTCGAAACTACCGAACACATAGTTGAACTCAATCTTGTAACCCAGACGGGCACGAGGTGAAGGACGCACACACATCGCAACAGGACGTTCCGCATCAACAGTCAACTCAAAACCTTCCGCAGCAAACTTCTCAATAAATTCCATAATCATCTCCAAAACAAAAAGGGGGGGGAGAAGCAGTGAACCCCGAAGGTTCCTAGTCGATTGTGACACCAGATCTCCCCAATCAACAAAGACATTATCTCATAGTTATGTCATGGTGTCAACACTTTTTTTAGACTTTTTTGCTATATTAATCACTATTTGACCCACACATGGTTATATCTCTCAGGTAGGTTGTCACAGGTATATGCGTCATCTGGATGATAATTGATCACCTCGACACATTCCCCTGTAGAATTAGACATATGAACATCAGGCATATCGATCACACTCAATAACCCCTGTCCCACCGCAGTGAGGTAAATAGTCCCCACTACAACGACGAAGATCAACGAGAACCACATCTCGTTAACCTCCATTTGGTGTTTATCTTTTCTTATAGGATTCATTATGCCTCCACTCTGTCGTGAATTGCAACCGCACCGTAGAAAGAACCACCAAGTAGTTCATCACAAAGTCTTGAGAACCTTGAGTCACTCGTACCCGCATAGTTCCCACCAAACATAGTCCACTTGTCCTTCTTGGACACTGGAATCAGTCTGAGGATCTTTCTTCCACCGATTGGTTCTGCCATCACAAGTTCTGCGGCAGGATAGTCTTCACACGGTTCAAAAGGCCCTTCTGCGTTCACCACAGTGAAACCCTTTGCGTAAGATGACTCACCACCTGCAGTACAGTCCACGTTACCAAGGAACGAATCAGTCCTGTCCTGCTTGTATATGTTTACATGAATTCCCATAATTTACCTCACTTTTCTTAATTACAAGGTAATTATCTCATAATCAAAACAAGATGTCAAGGGTTTTTTGAAAAAAAATTAAACTTTTTTTAGATCATTTTGCTATATGTTTCGAGTGGATTTTGCACCCAATGAACTCGTTATAGTAATCATCTTTTAATAGGACATCCCGTTCAAACTGTTCCTTTGCCTCATAGTAAGAACACTCTCCCTTGGTCTTGCATAGTCTCAGGATCTCACGGTAGTAGTTGTCAACACCTCTTTCCTCTACAAGGGTCTTCAGATCCTCTGAGGATCCGTAGTAGGTCTTCCAATCACTTTCTGATATTTTAATACGCTTACGGGTCTTTCCTTTCAATGGCGGGAGTCTCCTGCGACTCCAGAAGAATTTTTTACCGATATACTTCTTGTTAGATGACCTTTCGGTAATCATGTAGACGAACCCCTGCCACTGAGACAGTTCTTCTTCTGTAGGTTCGAATGGTACGTTCTGATAATGCCACATATTACTATGTAGCTTTAGATTACCTCGTTGTTTTCGTCAACCTTAATTTGAGTAGGTTTGGGACACCTGAATCGTGTCGTAAGATACGTGCACATGTGAACTATGTCGCCTGGCATACACAGTCGAGCGCCTGGCCCCCTTACGGAGATTTCACGGGAACCTCTACCACCTTCGATAACGTAGGTAGTCCACCTCTGTCCGTTAGTCTCATTGTAGATATCGATCTGTTCCCATAGTTTGATATTTGCTGCTGACATGAGATCAGGATCTATCGCAACAGATCCTTCGTAGTCTAACTGTGTATCGGTGACAGTGGCACGGTGTATTTTGGATTTTAAATATGTAGATAAGTGCATAATTATGTTAGGTAGTTAATTATTTGGATACAGGTGTACTGTAACAACAGAATACTTGCGATTGCAATTACAGGGTAAACACAGTTTGCCAACATAGGGTTCTTGTTTACCCACTCTTCTATTTCTTTGTCATTCATCGGAATCTTTCAACTGAACAAGGTCTGAATCAGATCCGCACATCGGACAATGCGCTGGCGGATCGTCATCTTCATGAACAATAATAGTAGTCTCTATGTCACAGATCGGACAGTCGTTAACATACTTGAAAGCATCTGTCACGCTGCACAACCCGTTCCGTCTAACTCACACATGACTGGTGCGGGAGCACCTTCTTCTTCCCATCCCCAGTCACCTTCCATTCCGTTTACAGAATACTCAGTGACTCGTTTTTCAAAGAAGTTGTCATGAGACGCACCATTCAATACCCAGTCTAACCAAGGTAGTGGATTGTCCTTTTGTCGAAACTTCGGTTTCAATCCTAGTTGAAGTAAACGTCTATCCGCAATGTGACGGATGTATTGTTTCACTTCTTCCTTCGTTAGACCCTCGACATCATTACCTCTAAATGCAAGTTGAATGAACTTGTCTTCTAGTGCAACAGCAGTCTTTGCCATCTCATAGATCTTAGACTTGAGTTCATCGTTTACGATACGTGGATGTTCATCACAGAACTCACGGAACAGTTTTGCGTTACCCTGCACGTGTAGAGACTCATCACGTATCGACCACTCAACGATTGTACCCATACCCTTCATCTTACCGAAGCGTTGGAAGTTGAGTAACATCACAAAAGAACTGAACAGACTCATACCCTCGTTGAATACTGATTGTGCGAGTGCAAGTGCAAGTCCGGTGTGAGTGTTTGAGTCACCTTCTTTCATGAAGTCAACCTTGTCTGCCATCTCTTTAAACTCAAGAAACTTGTGGTACTCTTCGTCGGGTAGACCCAGAGTATCATTCAACAGTGCATACGCACGTTGGTGTACTGCTTCTCGACCCGCAAACGATGACAACATGTTACGGACTTCATTGTTCTTGAATTTTGGAATCAAGAGTTCGTGATAGTTCTCACCCACCTGTACGTCTGACTGAGTAAACAGTCTCAAGATATGAGTAATGAACTCTTTCTCTGATTCAGTTAGTTTGGTTTTCCAGTCCTGTACGTCTTCGGACAGTTCTGCTTCGTCTTCAATCCAGTGCACCTCTTCGTGCTTCTTGGATAGTTCTACCGCCCATGGATACTTGAACGGTTTGTAAGTTGTACTAAATTCTAATAATGCCATTTATCCCTCGCAAGCTTTGCATTCGTCTTCTTCGTTATTTTCTGCCGGTGTATCTAACCATTCCATTAGTTCTTGGTATCCACCTATGTAGTTCCCCTGAATATAGATTTGGGGTACAGTTTTGACCTTACGTCCCGTTACTTCTGCAGCGGTCTTACCGATCTCTTCGAGATCTATCTTGTCAAATAGAATACCTCGTAACTTGAGTTCTTCCATTGCAAGAGCACACCAAGGGCAGTTCTTTTTACTATAGACAATGCTACGAGTATCATCCTGCAGTGCAACACGTTCTACTTTCTCAGATACGTTTTCTGCACGTGACTTTGCTTCGGTACGGAGATAGTATAGACCTTTCAGTCCTTCTTTCCATGCCTTCAAATGCACCTTGTTAACATAAGATTTCTCTGCACCAGATGGGAAAAAGATATTGACTGACTGTCCTTGACAGATGTACTTCTGACGATCTGCTGCATGTTGGATAACCCAGTTCTGGTCTAATTCCTGTGCAGTCTTATATATACTTTTTTCACCCTCTGTTAGGAAAGGTAAGTGCTGAACACTACCTTTATTTGTGATAATACTAGTCCAGTTGGACTCGTTGTTCTCACCCTTACTCTCCAGTAACTCTTCCAAGTATTTGTTCTTTACAAGGAACGATCCTGATCGTGTACGGTGTGTGTACGCACATGCCTTCAGGGGTTCGATGCTTGGACTTGTAGACAGAATGACTCCGCTTGAGGCGTTTGGTGCAATTGCAATGAGATGTGCGTTTCTCCGTCCGGATCCGATACCGTCAGGATATTCCCCCCTCTCTTCTGCAAGTCGTTGAGTTTCTGCGACAGCTTCTCCGTTAATATGGGCAAACACAACATCGTTGATTTCTCTTGCCTTTCTTGATTCCCATGCGACTCCATTTTTTTGGAGGAGACTGTGGAATCCCATTGCTCCGAGTCCAATTGATCGTTCACGTTCTGCAGAGTACTTTGCACGGCTGATAGTGTCTGGTGCGTTTTCGATAAAGTATTCGAGAACATTATCAAGCATACGCACAATATCCCGCACAATAGTAGTGTTTTTCCATTCATCATAATACTCCAGATTCAAACTAGATAAACAACATACCGCAGTCCGGTCTTCACTTGTCGGTAAGTGTATCTCATTACATAAATTGGATCCATGAATTTGTAGACCAAGATCCTTTAGTGGTTGGGGTAGCATTTCATTTGCAGTGTCGATGAAGTTCAGATAGGGTTCACCTGTACGGAACCTCACTTCCAAAATACGTTCCCATAGTTTACGTGCCTTGATCGTCTCCTTCACAGTTCCATCTTTTGGATCACGCAGATCAAAGTCAGAGTTAGTCATGACTGCTTCCATGAACTCATTACTGACATTGATTGCGTTGTGTAGGTTTAACGCTTTACGTTGCACGTCACCCGTAGGAATACGGATGTTTAAAAATTCGATAATGTCTGGATGCGACACGTTCATGTAAGCGGCATAAGAACCCTTACGAGTCTTACCTTGACGGTAAGCAATCATGTCTGCATCTACAGTGTGTAGGAACGGGATAGGGCCTGGTGCAATGTCTGACACGGTTCGCACGTCACTCCAGTGACCCCCAACACCGCCACCATAAACACTAAGCCAACGTAACTCAGAACTGTGACCAATGAGACCCTCCAGAGTATCTGGCACATAAGTGAGGAAACACGAGATAGGCATTCCTTTCCCTTTACCGTGTCCATTAGGTGCGTTAGAAAGTACAGGAGAAGCGTACATAAACCACTTATTACTAACATAATCATATAACCGTTGAGCAAGATCTTCATCCATCTCTCCCTTATATGTTGACCATGCCTTTGCGGCACGTGCGTATCCCTCTTGAGGGGAGTCTTCATAATCATTCAGGTAGAAGTCTTTCAGCATCCCTACTGCATAGTCCTCTAACAACTTATCCTTTTTCTTATCAATTTTCATTTATCTTCCACCACTGTAATCGTAAAATGGTTCATCGGGAACATATTCATAGTTCTCAATTACCGCTTGTTTCTTTGTATCTATGAACTTGTCAACCATGGTTAACACTTTCTGGTCTTGTTCCTTCTGAGACCAAATCTCTTCCCACATAAAGTGATTTACAAGAGACGACTCAGGATTGGAAATTAGAAATCTGTCTTGTCGGAGTTCTTCACTGTCGCATCCTTCCATAGGTACAAAGATCAATTTGTCTACCGCTCCGCCTGCCATACCCAGATTATTCTGCAGGGCTACTACCTCTTCTACTTCATCTTGATCCTTACCATGAAAAACGCAGACAGTAAATCCCCTATGATCTATAGTCTTCATAGCGTTAGTTCCTAGTTTGGTTTGAACATCATAACAGACTCAACGAGAAATGTCAAGCCTATAAGGGAGATTTTCGTTTAAGAACCTTCGCAAGCAGTTCATCACGCTTACGTTTCTTTTTCTTTTTCACTACCACTGTAGAGGCATCATCACCCGTACCAACTACGGATGCTGTCGTTGTGTCCTCAGCATGTGTTTTAAATTTCTTCATTGGTGTCCTCTCTTTTAAGTAAAACCATAACCGAAGCTTCTACTCCATCACCCTTGTTCCAACGTCTCTTAGAGTTTTCGATTTCATACACTTCATGTATCTTATAGGGATGATTGTCACTCTGGTCTATATGGTTTACAAATCTTTTTATTTCCGAAAACAGGTTTATGTCATCTATTAGGATATATGGAATTTTTGCTAGACTACAGTTGATGTAATCTCTTCGCATTGCTTCAGGTCTATGATCCCCGTCGATATACGCCAAATCGTATCCTTCTGATAATTCTTCGGGTGTGATCTCACGAGAATCTTTGATACCAAATTTGAACCTGTCTCCAAAGATCTTTTCCATCTTATTGGCGGCTGGTCTGGTATAACGATGTCTTCCAATATCGATGGAATGAACTACTATGTCACGTGCTGTCGAGAGGAAACAGTACGTAGAATGTCCTGCGTTGAATCCGATTTCTAAAATCTTCTTTGCACCAGTTGTTGCCAACATGGATTTAAAATTGCGAACGGTCTTATCTGATAGATATGCATGACCTTCGTTGATATGTCTTTCCATACCAGAAAAATGATGGTCATACCTATCTTGCATCATTTCGATAACTCCGCCGTGGTTATGTAAACTTGTTGATTGGATTTCAGATGAGTCGCTTCGTAAATGGATAGACCAAGTATCTCATCTATAGGCATAGTCATTTCTACTCTAAGTTGGTCACCTTTCTTGACAACCTCTTCGCACTTAGTAGTGATGCTGTCATTCTTGATTCGGTAGATGCCTGGCGATAACTCATTACCTTCTAACATAAACCACTGAGTCTCTTCTGCGAGACAGTCAAGAATGTCTATACCTGTTTCTTTGTGGATCTTATCTATGTCTCCACCGTGTTCTTTGATCAGTGCAAGAGCGGCACCGTATCGTGCGACCACAGATGAACCGCCTGGCGCTTTTGCCATGATTCGTTTTAAATTGAAAACAAGACGATGGAATGTCGTGTAGTGTGCTCTATATGCTTCACGATCATCCATAGAATTCTGTGAGAAGTCTTTGTTCTTATTTCCGTCTTTGTCTATGATTCCCGCTTTGAACGCTTCGGTATCCTCGAACTTCGTTACCAGAAGTTTCAAGAACCGGATAGTATAGACAAGATCTGCTGCTGATTTTAATAGTCCCATAGTGCTTATTTATACCGTTTCTACCAGTGCTTTTGGTACTGTTGAATTAAAAATGTTATCAAAGATCCCTTGGTACATAGCGTACAGGGCATCCTTGTGAGGAGTAATAAGTTCGTAATCAAACTTGTCCTTGAGGATCTTTCTCTGTATCGGTGAGTCCATACCGAATTCCTGTAACCAGTCCTTTGGACACTTCAACACCTCATGGAAAATTCTCCTGTCATTATATAGTGATCCACACATCACGTCATTATTCTGTGATATGGCACGAGTATAGAACTTAGGTGTTGTCCACTTTACCATAGCATTCAAGGAGTCCTCACGTGATCTATCTTTATTAAACCACCCCCCTACAAACTGTTCTAAGATCTCCTCGAACGTTTCATCATCACCCAAGGTATATGTTGCACCGTACTGACTACCCTTGGACGCAATATCCTTTCTTAGTTTGGAAACAACAGACTCTTGATCCTCGTTCCAAAACTCATACGCCAACATCTGCATGTGGGGAATGAGATCTCGAAAGAACATCTCATCACCGTTGACTCCGTACATCACTATATCTGGTTTGACTTCACAGTCTGCAATTTGTTTCATCGTAGGTAAGATAGTTGCCCATCTTGTACTGGAATCATTCAAATACTTTTCAGTATACTCCTTTGCACGGTTCATGTCAAATTCTTCGAACAGTACGTTTGGATAGTGTGTCGCAATCTCACGTTTATACTTGTGACCATTTTCGCCAGCTAAACATGGTACAACTGTGTACATGTATTGTGGATCTTCATAAAAGTAGTGAGACTGCAGTGCAGAGTCTATACCCTCTGATAGAGCAATGAATCTATTAGGATACCTGTCCTTGATAACTTGTGCATGACCACTCATACACTCGTGAATGAAATCGACCAGTTCTTCGGGATCATTCCTTACTTCAGATTCGTATGCATCACGAGAATCTTGTGTGTATCGATATGAGGGTAGTAAAGAATTGATGTGACCAAAGAAGGTCTGACGTTCTTTACCAGAAAACTCTCTACGAACAAATGGTTCATATTGCAAAGACTTCTGTACAATGTCTGATTCTTGTATCGTCATCCATGGAAGGTGATTGGATAACTCGAACCCATATATCTGAGAAGTAAAGATCTTGTGGTTGTTGAAGTAGTCTAGTGCATAGTCAATTTTATGAGGTAGAATACGTACCGCAAAGAAATTACCGTTTGCATTTTGTAGTGACCACCAGTCATCCAGTAGGGTTTCTATGGGTTGTTCGATAGTATATCCCTGCCAGAGTAGAACATATCCCGTACCACTATGTACGTTGACTTCATCATCATGACAGTAGTAGTACTTACCGAAATTTTTTACTTCATGATTTTTTATTTTTTTGGGATTCGTACAGACGAAAAACTTCACCTAAATTTCCTCATATTTTTACCCAATAGGATTTTTCGTAACTCTGTAACATATACTCTTTATACATGACACCTGTCTCTTGCGATATGTCACCCAGTACGTCTTTTACTGATTCGTGATTCTCTACTCTCCACTTATCTATATCTATTCCTCTCTGACCGTGCAACCACGGAGTGACCATTATCCACCCATCATTGACTTCGGTAATGAATCCACATTGATCCGGTCTTGTTTCTAAATCAAGACCATACTTCAGGTATCCACAATCAAAGGATCGGCAGACGTGCGGTCTCTTTTCGTAGATTTTACAGTCACCGGATTTCGAGCACAGTTTATTACAACCGGATCCCCAGTCGTATTTGATACCCTCTTTCAGGGCGACTTTCTGCGATAGGATGATATCAGGATCTTGTCTGGTGTACCAGTTGTCGTGAGTGAATCCTAGTGAGTCGCAACAAGCCGTGCAATCTCCACATGGGTTCATAGATTTCGTAACCTATCCACCACGAACATATCTTGCTCGATACCGACCAGATCATTACCTTCAAGTGCTTTCAAAAAGATAAGAAACGGTTTGAGAGTAGACCAGTGTTCTGGTTCTATCTTGAGTGCTAACATCTCAACACCAGATTCGAATCCCCAACAATTGAAGATCACGATCAGGTGATTAAGGATGAGTCTTTCGGAGAGTTCTTGTGTGTCTCTATAACGATTGAGTAATCGCTTGACATACTTGAATCGTTTGATGTCATCGAAGAATTCTTCACTGTCTATGCAGGTAGGATTATAATAATTCTGCGCTGCATAGAGCGTGAAGGTTTTGGGGGTCAGTTCTAATTTCATAATATATCTAGTTGTAAATTAAGAGAGTGCTTCGATCAATACTGCCTTCGTTGCGTACTTGGAAACTTCAACACCAGTTGACTCTGCGAGTGCAACTAGTTCTGCTTTGGTCATATCTTCGAGAGACTTGTTACCTACAGGTGCTTCATGCAACATTGCAGGTGCTTCGTGTACTACTTCTTCGACTACAACTTGACCAGACGCAGGATTGATATATGCAGCAATGTCATCTGCACTCAATCTAGTGGAGATCAAAAGTTCTCCTGTGTTTGGATCTGCCCATCCACGTGGAGTGGGCACTGCGTCTGTACACCATCTTGGGGGTTGTAACATAATTTACTCCTTATCATTACTCAGGGGTTTTACCAGAAAGGATCGCACGAATGACTTCAAACTCAGACATGTTTTCCTTCTTTACTGTTCGCTCTTTAGGTTCTTGGATCTCTGCGTCAGAGACATCCTTCAATTCTTTCTTGTCAACCTTGTGCTTTGCAATGAAGTCCTTACCAGACTTGGATTCTTTGTCATCCATTTTCTCTGGTTCTGTTGCACCTTTTGCTTGAGCAGCTTTTGCTTCAAACATCTGGTCAACGGCACGAAGTAACTCTGCAGTTGCGTCAGATAGGTCTACACCCATGTAACTCTCTTTCTTGGTTTTACCGTGCTTCTTCTCACCAATTTTAGAGATCTCGGCAGTCTTGTCGGCAGTGCGAGGGTTCTTATCCTTCTTCTTAGGATCTTCAGGTTTTTCGTCTTCACCATCAGCGTCTACAGGATCTTCTTCTTTCTCATCCTTGTCTGCTTCTGACTCTTCCTCATCACCATTTTTCTTTGGAGGGAAAGGCTTCTTCTTCTTCTCTTCGCCTTCCTCTTCGTCTTCTGATTCTTTCTTCACTGCATTCTTGGCAGGTTTCTTACCACCGTCGATTGCATCGTCCGTTGCGGCACGTCTCTTATGAAGATACTCATCTGAAGAATCTACGTCTCCATCGTTATCGATATCCTTGTCCTTACGATCTTTGAACTTCTTGTCGTTCGCTTTATCGTCTACAGGATCAAGTTTGTTTTTTTCGGAGACCATTTCCAAATATGCCTCCATAGTTTTTTTAATTGACATTGTTAGTCTCCGTTAGAACCAAAACATTTTTATAAGACCACCAATCAGTATTGATGTGGTGACCCATGCAACTTTATTTATAATCCCCACTGTGTGAGCATTCTCGTTTACCTTCGTCTCTATCTGATCTAACTTTTGAGAGAAGCGGTTCATCCTATCGAAGTTAGCGTGATTGTTTTTTTCAATCGCTATCAACTTCTCTTCCGCTCTCGCCAGACTGATCATTGCGTCTGAAAGTTTATCTATTTTACCCTCGATCCTATCGAGACGTTTAGCTTGTGTTTCTGCTGCCATGTGAGGACTTTCCCATTTAATAAAGTACAAATATACTTCTATTTATACAGTTTTAATTCTTACGACTAGTTGATCTTCACCTTTTATGACTCTATGAAAGGTCATTTTTGGTATAAACAACTTGTCACCCTTGTTTAATAATCTAGGGAGTTCGTTGTCAAACTGGAATTTCCAACCTTGTCCAGTCTTTTCAATATAGACATACCTGTCCTCACTATCCATATGCCAAATGTAATCCAATGGATTACTGTGTATATCAAATGATCTTAGAACATCTCCGTTCATCAACTCATATTGAGTATATGGTCTACCAGAAGAAGTTTCCACCACCACTTAATCCTAGTTGCTTTGCGTATCTAGGCAATCTACATGCCCAGTATGCCGCAGAAGTTTTGTCATTCTGTTGTGCACACTTGTGACGTGCAGCGAATGACTTACGTGCTTCGGGATCATTCAACTTGACCTTGAGTCCAGTCGTATCACCCCATGACACTTTCTTAATGTTACCAGTAGATGGATCCTTGACGTACACGTAGTACTTCTTCGGGCCACCTGCCTTTGGTTTGTTCAGTTCTGGTTGCTTCTC